CTATCCCAACGAGTTTTACTTCTTTCTAAATAGTGAGGTTCAATTAATAATCCTTTAGATACATTTGCTCTAGCCGGTGCTAAATCTGCAAGCACTTCAAACAATGATTTATCAATGTATTTTATTAATCTGATATATTCATAAATATCCCTACCATTCATTCTTTCAAAATAGTAATGTCTTAAAGTATCTAATTCAGAATAATGTTCTTTATATTCATCTCCAAAATCACCAATATAATCATCTATATTAAATTGTCCAAATGTTTTTAAGATATCCATATTTAACTCCTTAATTGGAGAGAAAAATAATCCTAATCTATTTGTATCAATTGGAGCTCTATCAAATGATTTTTTAGTTGCTCTTTGTTTATAAGAAAGGTCACTAATTAATGTTTGCTCTTCAAATCTTATTTTATTTGAATATGTCAATCCTAAAGATGGTACATGTGCTGTTACAGTTCTATCATATGGTATATACTGATATGGGTAGTGTGATGCTGAATACATATTATTTGCATATCCATAATCTTCTCCATAGTTATCCGATACCGATACATTTTTAATTCCGTAATTTTCAGTTTTTGTTCTATCTTTTGGATATTCAAAATCTAAACGGAATAATAAATCTTTTGTTGATGAATCATAATCATTACCATTAGTTGCATCAGGAAATAAAGTATGATTTTCAAATTTACTCCTTTGCAAAGGCACACTCCATAATCTAACTTCATCTAAAGTTCCCTCATATCCATTTCCACCAATTTGTAAAAATGAACCAGTTTCCCATTGAGTATCAGTAGTTTGAAGTGACATACTTACCGATGTTATAATTCTATGGCCATCTGTTGTATTTAACCAAACTTCAAACCAAGAAGATGAATCAGGATTATTGTGTCTATTAATTGCAACTTGTGAATAATATTCATTAGATATTGGAAAATCCAAACTACCTGTTTTTAAATCAGGTCCATATGCATATGGTTCATTATTTATATAAGATATATAATATGTTGCAGGAATACTAACATTTTCATCAAAATATGTAGTTGTTGATGCATCACCGCCAAAGTTTAATTCTAATTTACCAAAAGAACCAGTAGTTTGTATTAAATCCAAACTCCACTGACTACCACTTATTAAACTATAAGATGTGTTTGGTAATGTTGATGGAAGTATTCTAAATTCAACACAATCAGGATAGCTTGCACTTCCTGTATTGTATTTCCAAGGTACTTTAATATTTGAACTTCCGTTTGCGTTTAAACTACCATTTAAATAAATTGCAGCTGTTCTATCATCAAATGTAAATTGAGAAACTGCATCAGTTGTTGGGTCTTGAGGTCCACCAAATTCCATTATAGTCAACATAGATTGTGGTACTCCGTAACAAGCCATTATAGCTTTCATACTTCTAGCAGTACCTTTATGTTTTAATAGATAAGGTAAATTATTTAATATTCTTCTCCAAACTTCATTGTTTGCATCAGCCAATGGCATTGAATATTTTTGAGTACCATCTTTATAAGTACCAAATGCATATTCCCAAAGTAATTCTGAATTAAATGCTCTTTTTGCATCCCAACCAAATGATTCTAATAGTGTATGAACTAAGTTATTTGAAAATCCTTTTACTTGCTTATGTTCTAATACTTTAGTTTTTGATAAATTAGCTATATACGCCCATACTATATCAAAGTGTTGGCCTATCATATCTAAAAATACTAAGAAATCATTATTGTTATACTCTTCTTTTATAAATTCAGGTATATTATTTACCAAATAATCAGGGTTGTATTTATCATATTCAGCTGCTAAATCTATTAAAGAATTATACCAAGCTACAACATCATTATTTGTTGATATTTTTAAAGTATAAGTAGCAAGTCCAGATATTGGATTTATATATAATTCTTTTGGATATGCTAAATCATTTGTTGATTTATATAAAAAGTTTTCAAATCCATCCAATGATTTAACTAGTCCATTTATTGTATCTGATAATTTTTTTATTTCATTTAATTGAGGAGTTCCTTTATATTGTATAATTTCCCAATCAATGTCAAATAAACCATCTTCAGTTTGTACTTGATATCCATCTTCTGTTAATACACCACCATTATAGTTTTCATATTTTGGAGTAAATGTAGTTGCTACTAAACCATCTAATCTTGCTTTATAATTTTCTAATAATTGTATTTTATAAAAGAAATTATTAGCTCTTTCTTCAGCTGAACCAAAGTGTGAAAAATTTTCAAATGTATATACTGAGCCACTTACATATTGTATATTTAATTTTGTGGTATCTATTCCATTTGTTGATAAATAATTGGTAACTAAATCATTTGATGTTATTGAACCACTAGCAATTAAATCATCATATACTTGATATGCAATACCACTACTTTGGTCTAATGTAAAGTTAGGTCCTTTTAATGGATGGCAATACATTGAATCAATACCATTAATAGTTATTGTTTCAACGATTGGATTTGCTTGTAATTTAGAAATCCAAACTTGTTGATTTGGTTGTACAGCCGTATCTAATGGTTCGTATAGTTTTAATATTAACGAATCTTCACTACCAACCCAAGTTGTTATTACTTTATTATCACCATTACCTAAATGTAATAAATGTGTAAGATATTTAGAAGTTTCATCCGCAAATATACTAGTATCAAATTGGTCTATAAATCCATCTGCTATTCTACTAACTGCTACATCTCTTGGTATTGTTAATTTACCTTTATTAAATTTAATATCTATTAATTCCTCTTTACCAACCACAACTTCCCTACCACTTTCGTTATAAGGAACTAATTTTAATGTTAAAGTTATTGTATCTGCATTTTGTGGTGCAGATACTCCACCTATATTTAAAAGACTTTGAAAATTTAAACTAACTATACCCGATTTAGTTGCTTTTATAAATTGGTCAGTACCTAATTTATAAATTTTAACATAATCAGTATTTACTGATTCATAACTTATTCCAAAATCTACATTAGTTCCAACAAAATCCGGACCATTTAGTATAGATGGATATGTTATGTTTCTAATATCAGGAACACCAACATAAATGTCATCAGTAGCATCTATTGTTAATTCAGTTATACTACCATCACCATCCGTATTTGAAGGTACTAATTTAACTTTATAATTTCCTATTCTATTGAATACTCTAGCAGGTATTGTAGCTATAAAATTTGAATCAGTAATAGCATCTAAGTTACTAAATGTAAATTTTTCATTATTTACATATAAAGTAATTCTTGATGTATTTTGTGATTTACTTAATCCAATTGGTACATCTGCTTTTGAATTTATATTGTAAAGTCTTTTTGTTTCTTGGTTAATTAAAGATAAAGCTGGTGTATTTAATACTTTTGAAATAAATGGTTCTGATGTTATATCTATTAAATAATTTTTTCCATCTATATTTAACTTTGTAGATACACTTTCTAAATTAGTTTGTGCATTTATTTGATTAGAATCATACCCATCCGCATTAACTTTTATATTTGTAATTCTAAATTTGGATATAGTTGATGATTGTATATTAATAGTACTACCTAATTGTAATAATATTGTGTTATCACCTTTAGTTAAATTTATACTTTCATTAGTACCATCTACTTTTTTTACATTTAATATAACAGAACTATCTTCTCCATTTAAATTTACTGATAGTTTATTTGTTGTATCAACTGGAGGGTCTGGTTTAATTACTTCTTTATTTAATGTAAAATTTAAAGCATCATCAAAAGAAAGAACATCTTTCTGCTCATATCCATTTGCGTAATGTTTTATATTAATTTTATAATATGATTTTGTAGAATATACAGGTGAATCTTTTGTAAAAGTAGGATACCCAGTTAACCAACTTTGTCCCAATCCACTAACACCAGTATTACCCGACATACCACCAAACAAAGATGACATTGGATTGAAATTTCCTAAATAGTTTTGTAAATCAGTCTCAAATTCTTCATTTTTGGTTAAAGATATTATATATGTATCATTTGTTGTATATCCAATTTTTTGTAAAGATATTTTTTTATCACCATTTAATAAAAGTTCACCTATTGTTACATCAAGTGTAGTTGGTGTTGATTTTTGTGTGTTTTCATCATTAACATAAACATATGCACTTGGTATATCTGATTTTATTACTATTGTATGTTTTTGATTTGATAATGCTGTATTTGGTTGGTTTGTTAATACTACACTACTCCCACCACCTATTGTAATAGCACCAGTACCACCACCTCCGCCGCCGGCAGGATAATTGTGAATATCGTTTTGAATATCACCTAAGAATCCACCAATTCCATTATTGAATTGTACAAATTCATTTCCTTCTAAATCACTATTATCTACTAATCTCATTACTTTATAAGTATTTTATATTATTCAAATCTCATTTCATCTCTATTCTTTGGCATACCAATATTTAAATAACCAAAATCGTTACCACCACCAAAATCGTTACCGCCATTCATTGAACCGCCACCACCTCCACCACCAATTACGGGGTCATTTGGTTTAACATAATCAGGCTCACCATCTGGGGTAGTTATTATAACTTTTATTGGTGGTATTTGTTTTTCAACAGGTGTTTCTATTACAGGAGTAGGTTCAGGTAATTCTGGTGATACTTTTTTATGAAATTCTAATTCAGCATTTGTTTGATTTGCTTTTTGTATTTGTTGTACATTTAATACAGGAGATGAAGTATCAACAATTGTATTAACTTCTAATCTTTGTAAAATTTGTCCAACTTCATCAATACTACTATCAACACCAGTATCAAACGTTGCAATTTTTTTAATATCTTGATTAGGTAAAGCTGAATTAACTGCTGTAACTAAAAGTCTTTTACAAATATCTCTTATATCATTCTTTGATAGTGATATAGGAGTTTTTGTTTTTAAAGATTTTCCATAATTTGGACTATTTATATCTGATACTCTATGAGAAAATTCATAAATACAAGATTGAACAAATTTATCATGTACTTTTGTAATAAATGTTCTAAAATCTTTTATTTTAAATTCATCAGCCATTTTATTATACCAACTTTCACCGTATTTAGTTTTAATAAAACTATCTATTGCTGCTGGAGTTATTTTTTCTATAAAATTAAATGCTAAATTTATAGTATCATCTCTAAATTCACCATTGTTTATAAACAAACTATATCTTTGCTCTAAATCAATATTTGGTTTATCATTGTTTCTTATTGGAAACAATCTAATTTCAGTTCTAGATGGAGATATTTCTGATATCCATAATTTATTAATATCATCATCAGTACCAACTCTTTTATTTAATAAAGTAATTTGTGTTTTAAAAATACCATTATTATACCCAGCTTCTCTCAATAATCTTTCAACATCTATAAAATATTCAGATGGTAATTGATATTTTGAAAATATTGTGCCTTCAGCTGACATAAAATAATCTTTTATGTTTTCATCTGATAGTGGTATATATCTAATAAGTTTTCCATCTTTTTGAGGTAATTGATTATCATTAATATCATATACAATAAACTCAATAGCATCTTGTTCGCCAAATCCAAAAAATGATTGCAAATTTCCTTGTTCAAAAATTGCTCTATCTTTTGAATTGATACGATATCCTTTATTATTTAATATTTCTTTAAATGTTTTTATTGCCATTTTTAATTATTATTTATCATTATGATTGAATAACTTAAATGTAAAATCTTTGTTTTCAGTTTTTGTACCATCAGATATAATTATACTAAAATTAAATACATATTCTGTTGCTTTTGAATGAGAAAATAATCCACCACCATGCTGACCTGCAAGAGTTTTTAGATACGCTGATGGTGTATCCATTTTAAATCGTTTAGTTTCATTTGCTTTTAAAGTTACAGGCAAACTAAATCCAAAATCCCATATTGATTGATTAACAGCTCCAGTAAATTTAACATCAACTGTTATTTGTTTATTTCCTGTTAATTCAGCTGATGCAATTACATCAAACCAATTTCTAAATGTTTTTGTAAAAGGGTCACCACTTGCTGCAAATTTTCCATCTGATGCAGTTGAACCATAACCAGCACCATAATCAGCTGCCATCATTTGTGGAGTAGTTTCTTTTGAAGGGTCACCTTTGTCAAATAATATACTTGATAATTGACCTGTTGCAACAGCCCCAGCTGCTAAAGCTTGTTCTTTTGCAGATGCTGCTATACGAAGTGCATCTATTTCTTGTTGTAAAGATTGATTTCTAGCGTATAATGAAACTCTTTGAACTGCTTCTGCAGTTCCTTTTTGTATTGAGTTTTGTAATTCAGAAATACTACTAACAATTTTTGTTGTAAGTTGTATTGATTGATTTTCAGCAGATGCTACATTTAAATCTTTTAAATCCAATTGTACTTTTAAACTTTCTGATACAATTTCTACATCTTGAACTTTTGCTCTTAAATCGGTTACTTCTTTAGTTAATGTTGCAACTTGTGCTGTTAAATCTATAACAGATTTTGTTACTTCATTATATATTGGTCTTGGAATACTATCATCTACCGGAGGTGGTGCTATTGGAATTAATTCAAATATTTTTGTATCTATTGATTTAAGTAATTCAGTTTCATTATATTTTGGCTTTATTAATTTACCAGATATAATACCATCATCATCTTTTGTTTGCTCAAATACATTAACTCCTGCCGAATTTTTACTTGGAAGTACCAATGACCCGCTAATTAACAGGCTATTTATTAATTCTTCATTTTGTAAACCGGTCTTTATCATCTTATTTATTTACTATACTAAATGTTATTTCTTCATCAAAATATTGAATATCCCCATCACCCATATCAACTTTAAATTCTATTTTATAAACTCTACCAGCTTCCCAATTTGAAAAATTTAGTTTTATATAATTTCCATCTGAATCACAACTAATTTTAGAGTATTCGCTAAATGGAATTATAATATCATCCGAAGCAAAATCTTTTATTTGATAATATGAGTTTTTAGGTAAATATTTTTGAGATGTATATGCAAATGTATTTGTAAATGTTTTTAAAGGATATAATTCTCTTCCAAAAATTCTTAATTTTGCAATACTTCCTAATTTATATTCTTTTTTAGGATTATTTACACCAACTTTAATATCAGTTGCAGTTAATGGAGATAAAGATGCAGTTGAAAATGTTTGGTCATCCCAACCTATTCTAATTTTTGGTTGATATATAGTATTTGTTTCTTTACTAAAAACTTTTATAATACCATAGTCTTGAGTATCTACTTCATTATCAATTGAATGTCTTAATATAATACCATCATTAGGAATTGAACCACTCATCCAAGCTATTAATAATGATTTAACATTCATATTAATATCGGCGGTTTGATAATCAAATGATTGATTTGCTTCATAATTAGTCCACCAAGTCCCACCAACTCCATTATTTATACTAGCCGTTGTATATGAATTAAAATTATTTTCTAACCATTCTTGCTTGCTATCACCCTCTCTATAATTCCAAGTTACTCCAGCAGTTGATACATTATCAAATCGAGTACCAATACCCATTTCCCAGCTTCCTGAAATTGGATTTGCGTATATTGTATATTTTAAAGGAAGCTCTTCACTTTTAGTTTCTCTTAAAACTAAAGTTGCATCATCCATAGATAATGATGTATTTACTAAAGATGCTGAAAGGTATCCTATATCAAATTTAAGTAAAGCATGCGATACATCTTTTACATTACCATAATATATTTTGCTTATTTCTAATATCTCATCTAAACCAGTATTTTGATTTGGTTGTTGAAGATATACCGTTGCATCTTTTGATGCTGTTAAAAAATAGTATGCCATTATTTTACTCTACCTTTTATATCTTGATTTGGAAACTTAATTTCAAAAACAGATGGGTCTAACGAAGGATAAACAATTTTATCTTTTGTTGCTGCATCTATATTATATGAATTTGTTGAATATGGTAATCCACATTTATTTATTACTTTTAACATAGGTACGGAAGATACTCCTTCTGTATTAGCTAAAAGTAATTCAATTTCATTCAAATTTATTGTTTGGTTAAAATTCCAATTATCTATATTGAAATAATCTTTTAATTCATTTATACATTTTGTCAATACTTCCGATTTATTATAATTTGGATAAACAACAATTTCAAAATCTAATCCTATATTTATTACAAATCCATCATTTATATTAACACCATCTGTTAATATTCTATATTCATTTAAATATGTCTTAAGATTTTCTTTTACTGCTCTATTAAGATTTGTTAAATTACTATTATCATCATATCCTAACAAATATAAATTAATTGCAAATGGATTATTTTTTTCGTTTTCATTTGAAGTTTTTCCTATAAGAAATTGAGTAATATTTTGTTTTATTTGACCTTCGGTTGGTGTAGTTGATTGTTTAGTAAAGTTCATAACCAAATCAGTAAATTCTTGCAAATGATTTGGAGATGCTAATATAGATGATGGTGAATTATTATCTAATGTACCATCTGCTACTGCAAATGCTTTTGATATAGAACCAAATTTTGTTGGCATTGATAAAACTCGTATCTGATAATCTTTTGCTGTTACTGCTCTGTTTTGAGAACCAAAATTTGCTAAAGCATTTTGTCTTATTTCTTCAATAGATTCACCACCCCTACCACCAACAGCAGGTACTTCATTATCAACTGCTAATGAATTTTTTGCAGCATTATATATAGATAACTCAGTTGTATTTAATAATCCAGACATATCTTCATAAGATATACCATCTATTTTGGTAAGTTCTCCACTTGCAACATTTGATTTAACACCACCACCAGTGTAATACTTAACAGTTATAGTTGTATTTGATGGAGATGTACCATACGTTTTTGTTTTTAGGAAATTAGTTGGGTCAAAAGATTCTTCTAATCTACTAATTGAATTTGGTAATCCTAATCCAACATTTTTAAGATTTGGAATTAATGTTTCATCAGATGCCGTTGGGTCACCTGCTCCAAATTGTAAAGTTGTTGTACTATCTGAATTTATTTTTACTGTAAATCTCTTAGGAGTTTTTATTGTTTTTAAAATATATGGAACAGTATCTTTATGTTGTGCTAAATCCGGGTCATTTTTTTCATTATTTGGTTGCTGAATAAAAATCATCTCCTGTGCTAAATAAGGAACTTCATACCATTTATTATTATTTGAATCTCTAACATCATATATTTCAATAACATCAGTATCATCCAAATCTATTGTTTGAAAGGATTGATAATCTGAAAATGGTATATTTTTTGTTTTTACATTAGCTGATATAGCTTGAACATATTTTTTAATTAAATAAAATGTAGGTTCTCCAGTATTTATATCTCTTTCATATATTGTTACTTCTCTACCATCAGGATTTGAAAAATCAACTACATCTGTTGTTAAAAATTGAACATTAGTTTTAGTAGATGAAACTACCATACCTTCTTTTATTCTTAAATAATATTTACTATCTGGCTTATTTGAACTACCATTTCCAATTGAAGGTAATAATTGATATACAGATAGAGTTGTTAATGCCGGTGATGTTACTTTTGGTTTATATCCTAAAAATTGAGCCAAAGCAATTACACTTTGTATATCTTCTGCATATGGTAAAATTGATTCTTTTAAAGTATCATCAGTATAGTATGCTAATACATCACCAATATAAGATGCCATTTCAATAAACATCATACCGGGTGATGTTTCATTAAAATCAGAATAGGATTTTGGATAATATGTTTTTGCAAATTCTATAAGATTAGCTCTAAAGCTAGAAAAATCTTTATTAAGATATTTTATATCCTTTCCTTTATTTTGAAAATTTTTATTTATTGTGTTTATTGCCATATCTTAATCTTAAGTTTGTACATTAAATGTTACAGTATCCAAATTTGTAGTTTGCCCAACTCTAAAAGTTACAGATACACCGACTTGATTAGTATCTTTCATTTCATTTGTTTGTTGTATATCTATATTTTCAACAGTTATATATGGTAACCACATAGCTAATGAATCTACTATTGTATTTTCTAATTTTTCAGAAAATGTTGAATCATTAATTTCAAATAAAAGTTCTTGCAAACCACTTCCTAATTCTGGTTGCATTAATCTTTCATATTTTTTGGTAAGTAATAAATTTTTTATATTAGCTTTTGCTTGGTCTATTGTTTTAAAACTTTGATTGAAAGCAGTATTGCCTATTTGAATAGGTAATGTTATACCTATTGCATAATCCTCAAATTGCTTACTATCTGTTAAAAACTTTTTACCAAGTACTATTGCCATTATTTTTTATTAAATCTTTTTACAAGTTCTGAATAATCTCTATTCAAAGCTTTATCAATTGCTTCGTTACCTGTATTAACTCCCAATCCAGTTGGTTGAGGTCCTCTAGCTATATCACCATATCCCATTTTTTCAGCTACTGCTGTTCTACCTACGATTGAACCCATATCACCTTGTCCAAAACTCATTGTT